TGCAGACGCAGCTCCAGGTTGGTGGAGAACTGGGTCGTGAAGAGTTTGAAGAGGTTCTCGGACATAGCCGTGTCTCCTGCTAGGGGTTAAAGGCGCTACTCTTTGGCCTTGTCCAAGCGGGGGCCGACATATTCGGCGGGCGGCTACCGAGGCTTATGCCCTATCTACTCGGGTGTCCGGCTCAACCCGGCTCGCCACGACCTCCTGCTTTCGCCCGCTCCGAGGAGCTGCTTATTCAGCCGGGAGGCACCCTTTCGATGAAGCACAGATACACCCTCGAATTACGGGTGTCAACTCAGTGATGCATCTTTTTTAGGGTCAGGGCCAGACGTGCGCGCTTGCCCGAGGTCCCGCTGTCGTTCTTGTGCTCCTGCTCGTACTTCGAGTTGGAGACACCTTCCTTCTTCGCGGCGGCGGTCATCGCCCCCGGATGCTTGATCGCCCCGGCGATCCAGTGCTTCTTCACTTCTGGCCTCCCGTGGCCTGCATCTGCTTCTTTAAAGCATCCATCTTGTTCTGCCAGTCCCCATACTGGAGGGCGTTGGGCGGCCCGTCCTTCTGGAGCTTGGCGAGCTGTTCGGCGGCGCTCATCTGGGCATTGGCCTTGGCGAGCGCCTGCGTGGCCGGAGCCAGCGGGTTCAGCGGCGACGATGCGATGCTGTTGTTGATGCCGTTCCTGATGTAGTCCAGGAGGCTGTTGCCGGAACCCGCTGGCATCTTAGGCGGCCCTGCTCGCGTCCGTGTCGTCGCCCACCATGATCTTGAGCAGATCGCTCATCTCACGGTTGGCCTGCACGTCGCCGTTCATGTAGCGGGCGACCCAGCCCTTGTCGTTCATCAGCTCGGCCTTGCGCGTGGCGGCCTGCTCCTGGGTCATGATGCCGCCGGGGCCGCCGGGACCGTTGCCGCCGTTGCCGACGAACTTGGCCTCGCCGTTCAGCTCGCCGACGCGGCGCATGGCCTCCATGACCTTGGCGTAACCGACTTGGTTCTCCAGGCCTTGGACTTCCTCGGGGGTGAGGCCGAGGGCCGCCGCGCCGCGCTGGGCGATGGCGAGGTTGATGGCCTTGTTCTGCCCCCAGTTCTTGTCGAGCGCCGCGTGCTCGTCCGCCAGCTTGGCGGTGCGCTCGGCATTCTCGGCGGCAGCGCCGCCCTCGACGTACTTGATGAACTCGGGGGCGAGCTGGGCGACGGCGGCCTGCGGGATGCCCGCTTTAAAGGCGGCCTCGCGGAGCCAGTTGCCGAACTCCGGCCCGGCCTCGGTGCCGTCCGAGAACTTCAGCTCGGGGAGCTGGTAGCCCGTAGCGGCGTCCGGCACGCCGATCTTGGCGCGGAAGGTGCGGAGGCCCGCCTCGTCGGAGGCGTCCTTCGGGAGGTGGACCACGCGGTCGGCGGGGACACCGATGAACTTCTCGGCCTCGCGGTGCGCGGCGATGGCCGCCAGGGCGACCTCGTTGGCGGGCTTATCGTGCCAGCCCTTGTTCTGGATATGGCCGATCAGCTCGGCGTCGGCCCCCTTGTACCACGCATCGCCCGCGCTGGCGGCTGCTGCTGCGGCAGCGGCTGCGGCATCACCGCCCCCACCACCTTCGCCGCCTGTTCCGCCGCCACCCTCGCCCTCAGGGGCGAAGGCAACCATGCTGCCACGGCTCATCAAATTCAGAACGCTCATTGGTCTTTCTCCTTGTCGCCGAGGTCGGCGGGGTTAAGTTGACGCCCAGCGTATATCTCAAACAACTGATCGGGTGTCAAGTTCAGATGCTTCTGGATGCGGAGCCAGACCTCACGCCTCCCGATGAGGATATGCGTCTGGTTCGGATCAGTGTGGTAGGTGTCCTCGTTCGCCCGGCAGAACTTGGCCAGATCGTGGAGGACGCCTTGACCGGCGGGGCTGGTGAAGGTGAGCTGGTAGTCGATCTTCCGGCGGCGCAGGAAGTCCCAGGTGGCGCGGATCGGGTTGCTCATGGGTGGGTTCCTCCTCGGGCGCGCTGCTCGCGCAGGGCATCATCCATCGTGCGCTTGCCGGTGGACGCGATATGACGGTCCATGTGCGGGTTCACCCGGAACGCTTCAATGACCGAGGTGGTCTTTAAAGCATCATCGGGGTCATGGGTGAGCCCGGCGGCGTGGGTATTCGTCCGACCCGACCACCGCCGGATGATGCCACTCTCGGTGTCGAGGGAAACCAGAACTGTCATTGACCGGTCTGCGCTCCTTGGGGCGGTCCTTGCTGGGCGGGGATGCCCGCCTGGGCCTGGGCCGCGTGTGCCTTCATCAGCGCCGCCGCTGCCGGAGCAGCCTGCACTTGCTGCTGCTGCTGGGCCGCTTGGGCGCGGTTCTGACGCTTCGCCGCGACCGCCTTCGGATCGCTCATCCAGCTCTCGGGCACCGCCTGAATGTAGCCGATGTCCGGGATCGCGGTGTCGAAGTCGAAGTTGTCCATGATCGAAACGTCTTGCGTCACATTGACGATTTGCGTCGCCATGTCAACCGCCCGCATGAAGCCCGCCGCTTCCTGGGCTCGCTGAGCGCGGGCCAGGGGGCTGGTATAGTTCACGCTGTAGCCGCCCTGCATCTGCTGGAGGATCGGCGGCATGGGCGGCAGCATCCCCATGTAGGCGAGGAGGTCCAGCTCACGGTCAATCATCGGCCCAAGGTACTCGGACTGCTGGCGGCCCAGCGTCGGCGCGATCAGGATGCCCTTCTCGTTCGTGCGCTCGATCACCTCGGTCGCCGACATCTGCGGGCTCTCGGTCAGGATTTGGAAGAGCGTCACAAGGAACACGTCGTTGATGAGGTTCCGCTCCTCATCCATCATCTCCTTCGTGACCTGGATCGAGCCGGTCGGCAGGATGCCCACCAGGGGCTTGCCGTCCGCCGTCATGCCGCCCTTGTTCATCGCGCCGGGCGTCATGTTCACGTCGATCAGGCCATCGTCGGCGGTGAGGAGCACGGGGTCCCCGGCGCGGTGGCCCTGCTTCAGGAACACGCGCTTCTCGGCGTTCAGGGTCTTCAGGGCGGGCAGGACCATCATGGCCGGGCTGCGCCCATAGACTTCCATCGGGGCCTGCTCGTAGCGCGAGATCGCCAGCGGGAAGCTGTGGTAGCCACCCTTGCCGAGGATCGTCTGCCCTTCGATGCTGACGTAGTACGAGGTGAACTTCATGCCCTTGAGGCCGAGGTAGTTCTTCTCGTAGTCCTGGTTCGGGGCGACCCGGTGCAGGAAGTTGAACTTGGTCTGCGACTGCTGTTCGAGCGCGGGCTCCAGCGCCGCCGGGAGCTTGTCCCGACCGAACTGCTGGACCGCCTGGAGGGCCGTCAGACGGAACCACCGGATGAAGCCGTCCACGAGGCCCTGGTGGTTCTCGCGCAGGAACAGCTCGCCCAGCGGGATGGCCTTGTAGCGTAGGCCCTTCACGAGGTTGCCGCCCGCATCGCGGGCTTGGTCGATCAGGACGCCGCCGGTCCCGAAGGCCCCGAGGCTCTGGAACTGCTGCTGGTTCTGGGAGGCGAAGTTGGCGAGCGGAGCGTACCGCTCTTTAAAGAGCGTGCGCGTGCCCTGCTCGAACCAGAGGCGGGCGTCGCGGTTCTTCTGCACGTCGTCGTTGTCGGAGCCCAGGCCGTGCCACACCATGTTGCGCGGGGTGAGCAGGCTGTCGCAGATCGCGCCGAACCTGTTCAGGGCGACCATGCCGGTCGCGTCGATCTGCTGCTGGGTCTGCTTCGTACCGGGCCAATTGAAGTTCCCGTAGAAGAAGGTGTTGCGATAGTTCGGGAGGATCAGCGCCGCGACCTCTTCCCATTGGCCAGCGAACGTGTTCCTCCAGAGTTGCATCTGGCCGAACTCCTGCATGCACTCGGCGAGGATTTTGCTGTCCTCATCGCTCATGGAGTAGTTGTTGTTCTCAGCCACGATACGGCCCTCCTTGGACCATGGGTAGACGTTGGACGGCGGTCAGGGCTTCTCGGGTTGCTTTGCAGTCCGGGCACGTCACGGCCATGATATGTGGGCTCGACACTAGCACACCGCCAGTCCGCTTGTCTAGCCCGCAGGCTGTCTCGGGAAAGCCGGGCCGCAGGTAGTGGGTGCTCACACCGCTTTCCCGAGCAGCATGTCCGCCGCGCCGTACTGCGCTTCGTTGCCCTCGGTCAGGCCCATCAGCTTGCGGCGCTTGGCGAACTCCTCGGCGGACGCGTCGTCCTGGAGGTTGTTGCCCAGGCCGGGGAGCCCGAGCATCTGGCTGGCGTTGGCCGCCACGCCGGACGGCATCTGGAGCTGGACCGAGCCCAGCATGGAGTTGGCGTCGAGCGGCATGTCAGGACTTCGTGGGGACCACGATGCACTTGAAGACGTAGCCCTCGACCTCAGGGTCGGCGCTCGCCTTCAGGGATTGCTCGGCGGCCTTGGCTTGGCAGGCCTCCATGCTCGGGGCGCGGAGCAGAGCGGTGAAGGGCTCCCGGTCCACGGACGAGAAGAAGGTGACGATGGCGAGCAGGACGATCATGGTTTGGCTCCTGGCTGGAATGTCAAGTCTGGCTTGACTATCTGCGCCTAGAATAAATCGAAGTCAACCCCCGTCGCGATGCCGCCGTTCTTGGGCCGGACGAGGCCGCCGCCGGGGCCGAGCGCGACAGCGCGGCTGAACCGCTTCATCATGATCGCCTTCTGGAGCGCCGACAGGATATCGTCGTTGACCTTGACGATCTGGCCGTCCTTGCGGTGGTAGAGGTCGAACTCCTCCCAGAACTCGCCCAGGTGCGCGGGGGCTTTAAAGCGTCCGGTGGTGATCCGCTCCTGCATCTCCATGATCGCGGCCTCGGTGGACACGCCACCCTCCGGCCACGTCGCGTGCTCGGGCAGCATGAGGAGCCCGCCCTGCTTGCGGTAGGAGGTGGCGAGCGTCTCGCCCGTGCCGTCCTTCGACCGCTGGGTGCCGTCCTGCGGCCAAGCCACGGGGACGTTGCGCCCGATCTGCTTCATCTGATAGGCGTGCTGGAGCGGCAGCGCCCCGGCGATCCGGTGCGTGAAGTGCAGATGGATCACGTCGTTGTCCTTGTCCCACACGATCAGCGCGGCGGCGAACGGGTGGTCGATCCCGAAGTCGATGCCCCAGAGCTTGGTCCAGTAGGCTGGGATATGCGACAGCGCGGGCTCCAGCATCATCTCGTGCGGGTAGGGGAAGATGCGCCCCGAGCCCATCATCGGGATACCCCTGGCGCGGGCGTCGCGCTCGTGGGCTGGCCACGCGGCAATGATCGCGGCGCGGTCCTCGGCGGGGATATGCTCCGCGTCGTCGATGGTCATGGTCACGACCTGACGGTCGGGGCTGGGCTCCTGGAGGAACTTGCGGACGACCTCGGACATGCCCTTCAGCGGGGTGAAGGTGGTGAACACCATCCCCTTCGTCGCGGTGGTCCGCGTCACGATCTCGGAGTACACGTCCTGCGGCGGCTCCTCGTCGCACCAGTCGAAGTCGATGGGCTCGCCCTGGTGCTTCGTCCGGCCCTGCTCGTAGGACTTGAACGTCAGGGTGCTGGTCCCGTCGCACGTGCTGTCCGACCGGTAGTGCTTGACCTGGATGGTGTCGTAGGCATCCGTGACCCCTCGGGCCAGCGACACGTCCACGAAGTCTTCCTTGGGGATGAACCCGGTGCCGAAGTCGGCGGTCACGCCCGGCGGCCCGCACAGCTTCTTCTGCTGCACGTCGCGCACGAGCAGGCCGGTCTCGCCGTCCGCCCACGCCCGCACCGGTCGATCCCAGCGGCGGCCCACCCAGTCGTCGCCGTAGCGCCCGGTCAGATGCTTGGCCGTCTCGAAGCCCCCGGTGTCCGACTTGCCGTTCTGGTTGCCTGCCATGAGCAGGCGCTCACGCACGGTCGCCCCGAGCCGGATGAACTCCTTCTGCTTGGGGTAGGGCGTCCAGAAGTCGAGCTTCCTGAAGGAGCGGCGGTTGGCCGCTGCCTCCAGGGTCTCGATGAGCGCCGCGAGCTTGGGGTTGTAGGAGCCCATGCTTACAGGTGGGTCTTGGCCTCGTCCACCAGCTTGTGGGCCTCGGCGACGGCGGCCCGGTAGTCGGCCCCGGCCTGCTCGCGCAGCTTCTCGGCTTCCGGCGTGAAGTGGGTCTCGACCCAGTGGTCCACGCTGGAGGTCCAGGCTTCGAGCTTGTGCTCCAGGTCGTCCGCCGCCGCGTGCAGCTTCGGAGCCAGTTCCTTGGCCTTGGTGGTCAGCATGCCTTCGGCGGCGGTGGCGAAGTTCTTCAGCTTGTCGATCAGTTGGATGGTCATAGTGTGTCCTTTAAAGCTTGGGTTGACCAGTGCGGTCGGCGACCGACTGGTAGAGTTGGTGCGCGGCATAGTATGACCCGAGGGTCTTCACCCGGTCGCCGCGCGCCCCGAGCGATATGGCCGCCATGTCCAGGTTCGCGGCAGCGCGCTCCAGTTCATGGGCTTCGATGTCATACTCGCCCGCCAGCTTCTTCGCCAGCTCGCGGCATTGCGCGCCCAGCTTGGTCTGCGGGGTCTTACCCTTGATGAGGCTCACAGCAAATCCTCCAATCCAGCCGAAGACATAGCCGGTTCGGGTAGGGCTGTCAACTCCGGCTTGACCTCGGTGAACTCCGCATCGACGTACTCGACGCCTGCCGATCCCAGGAGGGCGCGGGGGTCCATGCCCAGCCGCCGGGCGAGCGCCACCACCTTCTCGACCTGATCCTTCTCCGTCACCGTGACGTTGTGGTTGTGCTCGATCTGCACCGCCGCGATCATGCCGTTCTGCGCCAGCACCCGTTCGATGGCTTTAAAGTGATCCTTGTGGGTGGGGTCCTTGACGATCTCCATGAGCGCCGTGACCGCCTTGTACCCGGCGATCCTGAACTTCTCCTGGGCCAGCTCCCGCATCGCCGCCAGCACGTCATCGTCGTGGACGTTCCGGTAGCCAGCGCGGGTGTACGCTTGCCGCGCCTGCTCGGGGGTGGCGCTGTCCTTGCCGTAGCCTGCGCGCCGGGCGGCCCCTGCCGCGTTCTCGTCGCCCGCCTCCAGGTACGCCATGACCCAGGCCCGCTGTTGTGGCGAGATTTTGAGGAAGGACGGCGGCATCGCCGGGTCATCCGGGATGGGCGCGTAGAACTCTGATAGGTGGGCTTCGGTGCTCATATCCGCGATGTACACCGGTTAGGGGGTCTTGTCAACCGAAGTCGCCCAAAATTTTCAACTGTCTATCGCTGTACACCACCCGGTCTAATTTTTTCGACCGGCGCGTGCCAGACCATCGCTAGGCATACACACGCGGCAGGCGAAAGCAAGACCCTCCCGGCACCCCCACCGGTCTTACACCTGTAAACTGATGGGCAAATTACACGTGTAGACCAACGAGCACGCTAGTTTACAACTGTAAACGGACATATGCGCTATGCAATCGCTAGCAATGAGGGACGCGCATTAGCAGACTGGGCATATGCAAGCCTCGCCATGTCTAGCAGACTGGGCATATGCGAAATCGGGTATATAGCGGCGTTGACGCTTCGTTAGGGATTGGCTAGGATAGTGGCGTTGTTCAAGCAACGGAGCGCAACCCATGAACACCTCGCCAGCCTTCACCCGCCCAAGCATGGTGACGGAGCACAACAAAGCCCGCGCAGCTATCGCCCAGAGCGAGCGAGAGCGCATCGCGGGCGACAAGATGGCGCGCAATGCCTTCCTCTTCCTCCTCGCGTCCCTCGCGCTCTTCGCGTGGTGGGGCTGGAGCGTCGAGGCGGCATGGCAAGCCGTCACCGTGCTGCACGTGATCCCCTCGCATCCCGTGGGCCACGTGCTGTAGCTCACCACGCCAGCGAGCTTTAAAGCTCCCAAGGCCCGGAGCCCGCAAGGGTGGCCGGGCCGAAGGCGTGGGGAATGTTCCCCTGCTACCTCACGAAGGATGAGACCATGACCAAGCAAGAAGCCCGCGAAACCCTCGCCGAAGCTCGCGAGGCCACACGCGCCGCGAATGCCGCCTATCAAGCGGCGTGGCGCAAGGAGCCCACGGCAAAGGGATACGCTCGCGTTGACGCGGCCCTTGACGTGCTGCACCAAGCGGAGGCCAGCGAGCGGGCGCTTGCTCAAGAGCTGGCGATTTACCTGGACTAGCTCACGCTCGCCAGCGAGCTTTAAAGCTCCCAAGGCCCGGAGCCCGCAAGGGTGGCCGGGCCGAAGGCGTGGGGAAGTTGCCCCGCGTGTTCTTTGACATCGTAAACCCGAACGCGAGAGCGATACTCAAGGCGTCGCTAGGCCCCGCAACCTGGAGCCTTTGCCATGCACTATGATATCGCTTCCCTGATCCTGCGCGCCTGCCTTGGCGTCTTCTTCGTCATCTCTGGCGCGCACAAGCTCTTGCATCCCGTGAGGCGTGCAGAGCTGGCCGCGACCTTCAAGGCCGCGCACGTCTACAACCCCGCTATGATGCTCGCCATTCCCCTTGGGGAGCTGGCGGGCGGTTCGGCCCTACTCTTGGGCTTCGCCACCCCTCTAGCCTGCCTTGGGCTCATCCTGATCTGCACGGGCGCTTGCGTGCTCGATGGCCTCAAGCGCATCTCGACCTGGAAGCCGCTTGATAAGGCGGACTATATTGACGACGTGCTGTATCTCCCTGAGGTGCTGTATGTGGTCATGATGCTTGCTCTTCTCTTCCTTGGGTCGGGCAAGTATTCGCTTGATACTCTTCTGTTTCCGCTCATCCGTGGGCTGATCTTCCTTCGCTAAAAACATGCGTCTAGCGACGCCTTTAGTATCGTTCTCGCGTTCGGGAGCATCAGCAAGAGGAACAATACATGCGACTGCATCCTAAGTTGCGGGCTATCCCTAAGCGCCCGAAGCATTATGCAAGGTTAGGGCTGATTTACGCGGCCCTTGTGCTTCTCTTCTGTGACCTGATTTCTGCCCTATGGCCAGCGTTTAGCGTCATATGGTCGAACAAGGTCGCTCATATTGGCGTAGGCATGGCCTCTATACTGGCCGTGTTCGTTGAAACCATTCATGAGGAAGAGCGCCATGATGACCAAGCCTAAGCTAATCTTCCGTGTGGAAGATGAAACCGGACGCGGCCCATATAACGGGACAATATCGACGCGGGGCTTTCGTGATGAAAAGCGCAACCCTCCGCCCGGCTTTGATCCCCTTATCAATGAGCCTGGAGTATTGGCGGACTACCTGCCCCCTCCAATGTTTATGCCCCCTACGGTTGTCTTCGGCTTTTCCCATGCCGAGCAAGCGCAATCGTGGTTTTATGATCCTAAGATCATGAAGCGCGAGAAATGGGAAGCTCACGGCGCACATATCGAAGTCTATAAGCTCGATGGCAAGCCGGGAACACTAGCGGAAGCCAAGGCGCAAACAGTATTCGTCGCGCCCCACGCCAAGCCGCTAGGCGAATTGCCGCTCTCTGATCTTTGGACCGAAAGGCCAGAGGAAATAGAAGCGGAAGCGAACACTCTAGCCAAGGAGAAACCCCACCATGTCTAAGCTTACCATGTATCGCTTTTTCCTCCCGCTCGCGACGAATGCGGGCCTTTCGACTGAACACGCTCGCAAGGCGTGGGAAGCGGAGGCTTTAAAGCTCGCTGGCGGCTTCACGCTGAACGCCTTCGCGGATGGCGTGTGGAAGTCTCCCGACGCGCCCCGCGTGTTCAAGGATCGTATCGCCCCCTATGACGTGGCGTGCGAGCCTCGCGTGGGCGCGGCCCTGGAGGACGCCTTCTGGCGGCTCTTCCCGGATCAAGAGGCGCTCGCCTTGGTCAACCTAGGCCCCGCGTCTATCATCTCCCGCCCGGCGGACTGGAACGCCAGCGCGGCGGCTACTGCGCTCGGCGCATAGCTTCAAGCCCTAGCCCCCTTGGGTTCGCCTGAGGGGGCTTTCGCTTGTCTAGGGTTTGGCGAGGCGCGGCCCTCGCGGTATGCCAAGGCCAGCCGACGCGAAACCATGGCACGATCACGAGTTTGTGAAGTGTGCAAGGTTGACAAACTCAATTCCCCATGGTATCGTCCGCAGGACGGCGACCCGCAGGGAGCGGGGCCTTAGCGGCATTCGATACCTAGCATATGCCCGATCTGACAAGTCTAGCAAAGCCGCTAGAGAGAGCGAATTTGACAAGTTTACCGGCGGCGCGTATATAGCCGCGAGCAACGGCAACGGAGGACCCAATGCCCCTTAACCTGACAAGCCCCGATTTCGGGACTGGCCCATATGCCGCCGAGCGCGACCCGCAAGTCGGCATGGCGTGGATTACGAAAGACGGTGAGCGCACCGGCAAGAGCTACGTCGAGATGAAGACGGCGGCGCGCGTGTGTCGCCAGCTCAACGCCGAGCATCAGCTCGCCCACGTCCCGGAGGTCGGCCCGACCGTGTTTGACGGCTTCCTGGAGGAAGAGCCCGCCGCGCCTGCCCCCAAGCCCCGCAAGGAGCCCAAGGCGAAGGCCCCGGCGGTTCCCACGCCTGCCCCCAAGGCTCCGGCGTGGGAACCGCCCGCGTCCAAATTCGCCACCCGCGAGGAATGGCTGGGCGCGTTCGTCGCGGCGGCTCGCCCGATCTTCGCCGAGCGGGGCCATCCCCTGCCCGAGAAAATCCGGGTGTCGGTCGGCTTCATGTTCCGTGGCGCGAAGGCCATCGGGCAATGCTGGCACGAGAGCGCGTCGGCGGACGGGACCCGCGAAATCTTCGTGATCCCCACGCTCGACGACAGCTCGCGGATCGCGGACGTTCTCACCCACGAGCTGGCGCACACGCTGTTCGGCCCGGACGAGAAGCACGGCAAGAACTTTAAAGCCGTGGTGCGCGCTCTGGGGCTCGACGGCAAGGCCACGGCCACGGTTGCGGGCGAGGGCTGGCACGAGTGGGCCGACCCGATCCTGGAGGAGCTGGGCGCGATCCCGCACGCGGCGATTGATCCCAAGGGCCACAGCCGGGACAAGAAGAAGACCTATCTCCTCAAGGCCACGTGCGCCAAGTGCGAGTTCACGTTCCGCGCCACGGCCAAGCACCTCAACGGCAAGTCGCTGATCTGCCCGGATGAGGACTGTGGCGGATCGGTCGAGGTCGAGGGCTCGGAGGACATCGGAGGCGACGAGGAATGATCCTCGCCGACCTCCACCCGCGCCTGAGACGGCACAAGGTGCAGGAGGCCTTGGCGGCGGCCCTTCGTCAGATCGAGGGGCCGACCTCCACCTCCGACCTCGTGAAGCGCATCGCTGTGATCTTGGGGACACCCAAGGAGACCACAGCCATCGCGCGGCTTGTCGGCGAGCTGGCCCCGGAGCACCCGAGCGCCAGGGAGACCGGCGAGACGTTTCAGAAGTACGGGCGCACCATGCGGCGGCGAGAATGGCTCCCCTCGCATGCGAAGCGGACGAGCAAGAGCCGGGTCGAGCTGGACCCGGATGAGCTGGCGCGGCGACGCGCTGTAATTGCCTCCCACGCGGAGGCGGACCAATGGACCGTCCAACCGGGCGAGCCGGAATTCTTGGAGGACTAGATGGGACAGAGCTTTAAAGCCCTCGTTCACGTGGGCGAGACCCTGAGCGACGACTTCACCCAGATCGTGGCCGTGATCGACGGCCAATGCTGGGAGCTGGATAGCGTTCTCAGCGCCGTCCGCAAGGACGCCTGCGGCTACCGGCGCACCAACGCGGCCAACCTGACCGGCGGGGCGAACTACGTGCCCGGCGAGCTGGAGACCGCCGTGGGCCGCGCCCAAGAGCTGATGCAGGCCCTCAAGCCCGTCGCCGAGCTGGCGGCGCGGTGGAACGCCGAGGACTTCGCGGCGGCCAAGGAAGGCTGCGACCTCTATGAGGCTGCGAAGGCTACGGGCGATCCGGGCAAGCCCGCCCGGTTCGAGATCAAGGTCTAGGGCAGACCAGCTCCGCCGCCAAGCCGACAGCCTTGACTTGGACGATGCGCTGGCCTAGGCTCCTCGGGCATGTGGTTGCGTCACCTGGGGGAGGGCTTCGGCCTTCCCCCTTTTTTCAGGAGCCCACGGATGGACGAGCGCACGATCTTCACCACGCCCAGCGACGAGCAAGCCTCGTGGCAGTATAAGGCCATTGTGGCGACGCGCGGCAATCAGACACTCCTGGGCGCGATCTTCCTACAGATCATCGGGAAGAACGCCAAGCACCCGCCGCAGATCGTGGGCACGGCCAGCGTCGATGAAGACGGGCTGTGCTGGTCGGTCCTGCGGAAACAGCACGGCCTGGAGATCGCGGAGGGCATCGTCTGCCTGGGTTCGATTGCTGATATCCGCGACGAGTTCCGCAGGCTGGCGGATCATTTAAAGCTCAACGACGACGAGCGCAAAGAGCTGTTCGTCGAGCTGCGGAAGTGGGTCGCGGTTGACCTCCGCGCAGATCACGCCGAGATGGCCCACAGCGGCCAAACGCTCCACTAGGGCAGGAACCACAGGAGGCTCGGGCCGACGCCCGTGCAATAGGCCTCCAGCCGCGTCCGCGACAGCTTCGCCAACACCTTCTCCTGACGCTTCACCAACGTCTCGCGCGCCTCCTCGGTCAGCTCCGGGTTCGCCCGGTTCACCATGTCGTAGGCCAGGACGTTCGTGCTCACCCCGTTCTCCACGCCCACGGCGGACAGCTCCCGGAGGATGCGCCCAATCTCGACCGGCTGGAGGGTGTCTTGCACCTTGGTCAGGTCGGAGTATTCTTTAAAGGTCACAGGCTGGAGCACCATCTGCCCGCCAATATCCCGGCCCTCGAAGCACCACGGCTCCTCACGCTCCGGGGCGTCCTTCTGTCGGGTGCATCGCACGCTCACCGCGCGCAGGCCCTTGTTCCGCGTGACCTGGAATGCCGCATCGACCGCGCCCTCAAGGGCGTTGGAGCCGCGCATGCCGCGACCCTCCTCCTTGCCGGTGTGGTGGACCACGAGGACGGCGGTGCGGAGCTTGACCTTGATCGCGTCGAGGAAGGAGATCATGAGGCCCATGTCCTTCGCGTCGTTCTCGTTCAGGCCCACAGCCGACCGCGCCAGGGTGTCGAGGATCACGAGCTGCGGCTTGACGGTCTCCAGCTTCTTGCAGAACGCCAGCTTGGCCTTATCGTCCGCCGCCCACGGCGCTTCGTCCATGATCCAGAGGGGCAGATCATCGCCCACCCCGTTGGCCTGTTGCCACGCGAAGAGGCGTTGGGCGATCCCGTTCGCGCCTTCGCCCGCGACGTAGACCACGCCGATCCCGAGCGCCGCCAGCTCGGCGGCCCAGCGAATGGCGAGGTAGGACTTTAAAGAGCCCGGCGGCCCGAACAGGACGCTCACGCCTTCGGCGGGAAAGAGATCGGGGATCAGCCAGGAGGGCGGGGGCCGCTTCCGCAGCTCGCCCGGTGTCCACAGCTTGAACCGTTCGCGTTGAGGGCGGGCCGCAGGCTCCTCCTCGGGATCGTCCAGATCAAGCGTGTCTAGGACTGATCCGAACGCCTCCTCTGAGGAGCCTGCGGCCCATGCGCCCGCCTCGTTCTGGGCGTAGCGAGCTGCGTTTTCGACCTTGCACGCCAGCTCATCTTCGTCCCATGGCGGTACGCAATGGGGGTTCCAAAGCTCGGTCAGGAGCGCGGCGGTCGTCTCTTCGGAGACCCCCAGGTTCATGACCTTGCAGGAAATTACAAACGTAAATTGGTCGCCCATGTGCCCCTCGACCGCCACGTCGCCACGGGCAACGCTATCGAGCAGGAACTTCCGGGCGCGTGCGACATTCTGCGGCTGGTCCAGATCGTGGCCGACAGACTTGGCATGCTCGCGCTTTAAAGCTTCAAGGAACGCCCCCACTTGTGGGTCAAGTTCCACAGCATCTCGGCTATCGAGTACAGTATAAGGTGAGCCGTTGACGACGGAAGGGGGTACAAGGGCGTAAGAACCGACCCCTCGTGTATCAATGTGTACTCCAAGCTTGCTTTGAGTAGCTGGGAGGATACCACGATAGTAAAGGTGGACCCCACCTCGCGGAGTGCGTACTGTGTAGGTCTTGGCCATCCGAACATGGTCATCTTGCCACTTCTCCCACGCGTCCATCCCCTCTTGGCCGTCGAGGTCGATGATCCCTAGGCCTACAGTATGGGGAGAGAACGCGATATTATAGCGCGGGTTCTCCGACCACCAGCGATCAATAACCGCAAGATCAGTCGAAGCATCGTGAAATCCGTTCTCGGTCGCAGGCTGCTTTAAATCCACCTTACACGGGAACACGGGGACGCCATTGCTGGCGAGACGGCGTGCTTCGGCGTGGAGGTCTGATAGTGGCTGCATGTTTCCGCTTGACGGGTGTCCTAGACCGCCTTAGAAAGCACCCTTCACCACACGTTGTCAACCCCAGGCAGGAGACCACGATGACGAAGAACACCCTGAAGCAGCAGATCAAGAGCGGCTACGCCCTGCGGGCCGTGAGGCAAGCCGAGGCCATGGCGGGGCACACCGTCAGCCAGCACTTCAGCCCCGGCGGCTTCCGCCTCCTCGCGACCCCCGCCCGCCGACATAAGCGGGACCGCCAGGAGAGCAAGGCACGCGCCCGCTGGATGGCCCTCTACCGGTTCTTCCGGCCCGAGAGCCTGCACGACGGCGAATACAGCTTGGGCCTTTAAAGCCCAGTGCAGCTAGACTACAACCCCAGCTCCCGCACTTTCCTCCTCCGGGTGCCCCGTACTGCGGGCGCACCGGACGTGAAGTCGCTCATGACCGAACACGGTCTGGACTTCTCCGCGTCCGCCTCCAGGCCGGGGGAGGCCGTGCTGTTCACCAAGCAGCCCTACGCTGCGGTGGCCTTCTATCAGTACGCGACCGAGCGCGCACAGGCGCAGCTCATCGGGCTCCAGGGCCAGATCGACGCGAGCTGGGCGAAGGAAAGCCAGGGGCATATCAAGGTCCCCGACGACGAGGAGCTTGCCCCCTTCCAGATCGCGGGCGTCGAGTACGCCCTGCAACGCCAATGCACCCTGTTCGGCGACGTGCCCGGCCTCGGGAAGAGCCCGGAGGCCATCGCGTTCTGCAACGAGATCGGGGCGAAGCGCGTGCTGGTCATCTGCCCGGCGAACATTCGCCTCCAGTGGGTCAAGGTGATCCGGCGGTGGACGACTTTAAAGTTCCCCTACACGGTGTATCCCATCGTCCACGGGCGGCACGGCGTCCACCCCTCTGCGAATTTTACAGTTGTAAGTTACGACCTCGCCAGCTCGCCCGCGATCTGGAAGGCGCTCGCCAAGGGAACCTACGACGTCCTCATCATCGACGAAGGGCACTACCTCAAAACGGTGGATACAAAGCGCACTAGGGCAGTTTTCGGGGGAGGCATGCACCCGGTCGCCGAGGCCCTCTTCACACGGGCTGATGCGATCCTTGCTCTTACGGGTACTCCCCTGCCGAACCGCCCGAGAGAGGCTTATACGCTAGCGCGAGGCCTCTGCTTCGACAGCATCGACTGGATGAGCGAGGACACCTTTAAATCCCGCTTCAACCCCTCCCGCCGGATCACGACGGAGAAGGGGAAGGTCTTCATCGACGAGCGAGCTGGCCGCCACGGCGAGCTGCAAGCCCGGCTGCGGTCCAACTTCATGGTGCGCCGGGAGAAGTACGGCCCCAACGGCGTGGGCTACCAGCTCGGCATGCTCCAGATGCCCCAATTCGAGGTGATCCAGGTCGAGGAGAACGCCGCGATCAAGCGCGCCCTCCAGGCTGAGCGCCTGCTCGACATCGACCCGGAAGAGCTGGAGGGGGCCGACGCGGAATGCCTCGGTCAGGTCGCCACGGTGCGCCGCCTGATGGGCGTCGCCATGGCCCCGCTCGCTGCCGAGTACGTGGACATGCTGCTCGACGGGGGCGAGGAGAAGATCGTCCTGTTCGCCCACCACCATCAGGTGCTCGACATTCTGTGCAAGGAGCTGGCCCCTTGGGGCGTGCTGCGGATCGACGGCAACACGTCGCAGGCCGGGAAGCAGCGCAACGTCAACGCCTTCATCTCGAACCCCCGCATCCAAGTGCTGGTGGGGAACATGATGAGCATGGGGACGGGCACGGACGGGCTCCAGGAGGTAGCGCACCGAGCGGTCTTCGCCGAACCCGACTGGGTGCCCGGCGTGAACCAGCAAGCGGTGGATCGCTTGGATCGCGGCGGCCAGCAAGCCCAGGTCCAGGCCGACTTCCTCGTCGCGCCCGGTTCCTTCATCGAACGCATCCTCGCGTCTGCACTGAGGAAGCACCAGAATACCCACAAGTCTCTGGACCGGAGGCTTTAAAGTGACAGTAACGCTGGACGATTGGCAGTACGATGAACTGATCTACCAGCTACAGAAAGCTCACGAACTGCTTGACAAGATCGAAATGCGCCGCTATTGCAGCATCTCACCCCAGGCAAAGGAGGACCAAAGCATGGGACAGATCAACGGACTTACCGTCCGCTTCTCGGACGGGATCAAGACGGCGGACTATGCGCCTCCCCGCCTCTACGACATCACGGCGAACGTCACCCTCAACGATGACGACCACGCGGACAGCGTGCTCCTCGACACCCTGACCCGCATTCGCCGGGCCGGTGACGCGGCGCTGCGCGGCAAGACCGCTATCGAAATCCCCGAGCCCACGGGCGCTCTCCACGCGCCGGACCCGGCTGCGGTGGAAGGTGAAGCTACTCCCCCGGCCCGCCGGAAGCGCCGCACCGCCGCTGAGATCGCGGCTGACGCTGCGCTCGCCAAGGCCGCCCATCCGAAGGGCGAGGTGGACCCGGCGGCCATCGTTGAGGACGAACCCGACGCCCCTGAGGACGACCCGGCCAACGCCGTGGACGACTTCACGGTGGACGGCGAGACCCCCGGCAGCGAGGACTTCGCGGTCGAAGGCGAAGTCGAGGAGATCACCGACGCCGCACTGAACGCCGCCGTCCAGCGGAAGAATGCGGAGCTGAGCGACCCGGAGCTGATCCGGGGCCTCATCAAGAAGTACAACCCCGACCCGACGAAGGCCTTCCAGCTCCGGGAAATCCCCCCGGAGAAGCGGGCGGACTTCATCACCAAGCTCGGCGGCCTGACGAAGGCCGCCTGACACCCTCCCTTGCCTGGGAGATCGCTGGGCACCCAGCGGCCCCACCCCGTCTAGAGGCTATTGCAGCCGACGAAGGAGGGGGTGGGGCACCCAGGCCGGGCAACCGATTGGAAGCGTAAACCGGAGGAGGGTCATGGACCTCCCGAGGAACAGCCAGTGCCCCGCTAGGCCCGAGGGCAAAGTCTCCCACCTCCTCGCAGACGTTGAGGTGAACATATCGGGCGGAGAGACGAGAGACGAGTTGGGGCGGACGCGGCCCCGACGCTTTAAAGAAGGACCCAGGCAATGGACCAACCAGATCACAGCAAGCGCGAGCACTCGCCCCTCGGGGCCTCGGGTGCGGAACGCTGGATGAACTGCCCCGGCAGCGTGTCCCTCCTGCGCGAGCTGAAGCTCCCGGAGAGCGATGAGCCGGACTACCGCCGTGAGGGCACAGCGATGCACGAGGCCTCGGAGCACTGTCTCCGGGAGGGTCTCGACACCTGGGAGATCGTCGGCGAGACCTTCAACGAGACCAAGATCGACGGGCCAATGGCTGATGCGATCCAGGTCTATCTCGACTGCGTGCGGAAGGACATCGACCGCGCCTCCTGGTGGCAAGTGGAGTACCGCATCTCCTCGCCGGTCCACCCGGACTTCTACGGCAGCGCCGACCTCGCCGCGATCATCACCAAGCCGGGCCGCGTCCGCATGGACGAGGTGGGCAAGGACCCCGACGAGTTCCTGCTCGTCACCGACCTCAAGGGCGGCGAGGGGATCATTGTCGAGCCGGAGGAGAACCCGCAGGGCATGTACTACGCCTTCGGGGTGATCGACCAGATCGAACGGTCGAGCGCCATCGTCTTCCGGGACGACCTCAAGGTCTGCATTCGCATCGTGCAGCCGCGCGCCTTCCATCTGGCCGGGCCGATCCGGGAGTGGTGGACGACCGTGGGCGAGCTGAAGGAGTGGGTCCACTCGGTCCTCGTGCCCGCCATGGCGAACGCGGAAATCGACAACGCTCTTGACGCTGGCCCCTGGTGCCGCTTCTGCCCGGCGAAGCTGGTCTGCCCGCTGCTGACTGGGCTCTTTAAAGCCGCAGCCGTGGCCAACCCAGCCGAGATCGTCAACTACTCGGACGAGAGCCTGGGCCGGAGCTGGCGCTATCGCGAGGCCGTCAAGTTCTACCTGGGCGCGCTGGACGCGGAAATCTTCCGGCGGCTCAACCACGGCCACACGTTCGAGGACGTGGCGAAGCTGGTGCCGAAGCGGGCGAACCGGGTGTTCAAGCCCGAGGCCCCCGAGCTGGCGAAGAAGAAGTTCGGAGGCGACGCCTTCACCAAGCCGGAGCTGAAGAGCCCGGCGGAACTGGAGAAGCTCGGCCCGGACGCCAAGGAGTTCGTCAAGGAGTACGCGTACATGCCCTCCACCGGCCTCACCGTGGCCCCATGGGATGACCCCAAACCCGGCGTGCGGGTGGAGACAACCGAGGAAGCCTTCGGCTCCGTAGTGGAAGCCCTAGGCCTAGCAGAAGGAGCGAATTGATGACCCGCCTGACCAACAGTGAGAAGCAGACCATCCGGTCTTCCGTAATGGCTGACCTACCCGCCCACCCGGACCCCCGTCCGGCGATCCAGAAAATCCTGGAGACCCACCTGTCGGAGACCCTGCCGCCGAAGGTGCTTGCTGTCTTTAAAGACAAGACGGTGAAGCACTACCTCAAGGAGGGCTACGTCTACTTCAGCGGGCTCGGCAGCTTCCACGTCCCCGGCTCGGGCGGGCGCGAGGATCAATGCCAGAGCTGGGCCAACCTCAACGAGGAGATCAGCGCCCTGGTGAAGGCCTACAACGAGGCGCAGACGGTGCGAGCCAAGGTGGACCAGGAGTTGCGGGTAGCCTTCAACTCAATCCAAACCGACAAGGGGTTCCTGGATCAATTCCCGACCCTGGCGAAGTACCTGCCCCAGCGGGACAAGCCCGCGCCGACCCTCCCGACCACGACCAACCTTCTCGCCACGCGGAAGGCCGCCGGACTGGAGCTTGACAAGGCCGCCTGACCCGCGTAGGGTCGCCTCGTTCCCCGAACAGGGGTAGTACGCCAGCCCGCTTCGGCGGCAACATAGGAGACAGCAATGTCTGAAGAGAGCACGGAAGGCCGGA